CTTTATTTGAATTTGATTATAATATACTCCATGCGGAATAGTTTGTCAAGTAAAAAATGCAATTATTTTAAAATTTATATTGTCAATAATATCAATGGTTTGGCTAACAAATCGTTTCAGCGGACTGAAAAAACGCCGCTGAACTAATCGTTATAATATCGTTATGATTAATATAACATTCACAATGATAGGCACCATGACATATATTTTCACAGATCGCATATTTCCCCCAATTCTGCCATTTTCTCGGCTTCATGTTCCGGGCAAATACCGTGAGACAATTCACCTGCCGGTATCTCGCGTTCTCCGAGATCAATCCCGCATGATGGTTCCCAACAGATAGCCCGGCCCTTGTCGCTGACCTCCCCGGTGCGCCCGAAAAACTCCAGGGCGCTGATGGCCTCGTCGATTTTATCTACCGGCCAGCCGGTCACGTCCTGCATCCCGACCAAGCGGCCGGATTCGAAAATGTACAGCATGTATTTTTTCATTTCTCCCCTCCTCTGTGCCCTATCGGGCGGTTTGATGGTTTTATAGGAAGAAGCTCTTCCTGTTCCCCCCCTATCCATTTTGCGGTACTGGTTAATTATGATTCACCAAAATTTCGAATCGATGCACCATTATTGGCATTCCGTTTTCGTGTAAATTGTCGGTTGTTTTTGGGGCAATATAAACCCATGCCCTTTCAATCCCGTTCAATTTTATCGGGTGCAGGTTTTTAATAACGGCGCCCATCGGAGTGTCGGCTTTAATTGTGGCCCACTCTTTAGCGAGTCCGTTGTCCGGTTGTCCGTGTATTTGTCTCAAGTATTTCAAAACCCCTCCTTTTTGTTGACATCAGCAAAATGGTTAAATTATGGTTATAATTAATATTACATTCGCAATAACTGGTGAAGAGCCTCTTCCTGTTCCTCTGCCCCTATCGGGCGGTTATATGTTAATCCGTCCGTGAGAGCGCCCCGTTTCCGGGGCGCTCCGGCTGAGGGATTAAGCAATTTCGGACTCAATCAGGTCCGCTTGTGCTTCCGACCGTGCGGCAAAAGCATCAATCTGATCCGCTTTTCCGAGGCAAACCATGTCTTGCCCCGGATAAATGGGATGTTCCGCCTGGCGGCGGTGCGCGGCTGCGTTTGATCTTTGCGATGCGGCCAATACTCGCAAATTTGCAGCCTCTAACCGTTTTTGTGCCGTTGTTTTGTTCATTTTTTTGCCCCTTCCCCGCGTGTGGGATGCGCGGCCCCCGTATAGTGGTTACTGGTTAAGGATTGCATCGATTTCGGCAATGCGGGCAACCAATTTCGCCCGCTCTGCATTGAGTGAATCAGCATCATTTTTTACTGGTACGCTGCTATCAACATGGATGCGCTTGCCTTTATTCTCTGCGATCTGGGCGGCCAGCTTGTACCGATCCTCTCTTTTTGCGCGTGGGTCGTTGGATTTTTCCCACTCTCCTACCAGCCAACAAGCCATACACTGCCTGCCAGCCTCGCGCGCTACGGTTGCATCGCGCCCCTCTTGCTTGCCGTATAATTGCATTGATCCGCTATGCCCACATGCCCATTCTGTTGATTCCCATGCCATTGTATTACCTCCTCTGCCCGCCGATGCGGGCGGTTAACGGTTTTTGATTCGGTGGTAGGTGATAGTTGCGTCTGTAAAATAATTCCAGCTCCGCCGCGAATCATCGGCATATAGGCTATCCAGATAAATCGCATAGTCTGCCCAAAAGTCATACTTATAGTTGTTAATCTGGTCCGCCATTTGTCGCCATTGGCCGTTTACCAGATTGACGTGGATATTTTCAATTTCAATATTGTTTTTCATTTCTCCCCTCATCTGTGCCCTATCGGGCGGTTGTTGTTTGTTGTTACAATTATATAATGCAGTATCAATGCCAAGATTTGATATTTCGCACAAAAAAATAAATACCAGTAAAAACATACAGTTACAACATGCCTCGCAAAAGTTTACATTTGTGATTATCAACCAAATCGGAACTAAAAGTTCCGATAAATGTGAATATCACAAGCAAAAACAGTATGTTACGTAAAATCGGAACTAAAATACAAAACGGAATAAAAATATCCGATTTTGCTTGACATGCCCTTAAATATTGTGTAGTATGCGATATATGGTAGCTCATGATGCGCATATTTTATGCAGGCGGCATCCGTGGCGGATAACAGCATAATCACCTACTACGAGCATGGCATAATGATAACCCGATTACCATACGTTGAGCCGCCGCCAGATATCAGATACGATTACCAATCATATTACAACCCCCGGACACCCCCCGGATATCATCAGATGCGGGACCACCACTATGAGACGTACACAGTAGTACCAGGATGCTATCGCAGGGCAGGAGGCGCATCGGCATAGGGCATGGAAATCAAAATTAACGGCAAATTAATCAATCATCAGGCCATCAATATTGCGGCCCCGGAAATAGAGTGCAAATTCCTGGTGAAGAGCCTCTTCTTCCTGGCAGACACAACCCCGTACCTCTTCCTGGTGAAGAGCCTCAACGGCATATTAACCAACGCTGTTGAGATCGGGTATAAAATCGGAAGATCAATGGTGGAGCAAAATGGATAATACCAATAAACACCCAATGGCAGCCAAAAAAAAACCCGCCGAGAAAGCCAAAACCGGAAAGCATCCAGGGGGGAGACCCACCAAGTTTAACAAAGAAGTTAAAGCCAAAGCTGAAAAATTATCCCGCAGGGGATTTATAGATAGAGAAATAGCTGAAATTCTTGGCGTTTCTGAAAGAACCGTTAATAGATGGAAAATAAAACAACCTGAGTTTTGTCAGTCCTTAAACTTATGGAAAGAGCATGCTGACGAGAATGTCGAAAGGTCGCTTTACGAAAGGGCATGTGGATCTGTTCATGCAGACACAAAAGCGCAATGGGTCGAAACAACCGATTTGATAGACGGGAAACTAATCAGGGGCGGGAAGTGGGTATATGCGGATATGGTTAAACACTATCCGCCCGACCCCACATCAATGATATTTTGGCTTAAAAACAGACGCCCGGAAACATGGCGCGACAAGACCGAGCACGACGTAAAGATCAGGACGATTGACGACATTATCAAAGAGATTGAGGCGGAAGAGCGGTAATGGAAGCTCCTTTCTGCAAAACATGCAACAAACGGCACAACGGTCCGTGTAATGTATTCCTTAGTCCTATGGCTAACAGTATGGCTAACAGTATGGCTAACAAAATAAAGCCTGATTATCGGTTTGCTGACGTAGAAGAAAAGTTTGTTCAGCAGGAACTTAGCCGGAGTAGCTCAAAGGTAGAGCAGCGGTTTTGTAAACCGACGAGTGAGGGTTCAATTCCTTCGTCCGGCTCCACTTATAAATATCGAGACGCTGAAAAGCGCAAGACATATCAACGAGACCTAATGCGGAAGCGAAGAGCAAAAGCATAATGGAAGAAGCTGTAAACAAAGAAACCATTAAGCGGTATCGGGCAGACTTCAAAGAGTATGCCGAGAAGTGCTTGATTATTCGTGACCACAATACCGCTAAACTGGTTCCGTTTAAATTCCGATTTCCACAGCAGGTACTCCATGAGGTAGCCGAGAAACAACGAGCCGAGACAGGCCGCGTCCGCATTATGAACCTGAAAGCCCGAAGGTACGGCGGCAGCACCTATGTAGAGGGTAGATTTTATTGGAAAACGAGCCTAAACAGCAACAGAAACGCTTTTATCATAGGCCATGAGGAAGAATCGACCAACACGCTTTTCAAGATGGCGAAACTATTCCACGAGCAAAACAAATTCGCGGAACGTAAACCGCCCACACTCACGACCAATGCCAAGGAATTAATATTCGATAAGCCGGATGGGACCGGGTTAAAATCAGAATATCGGTTAGCAACAGCCCGGAACGTCCACGCTGGCAAGTCCCAGGGCATTCACTATTTGCACGACTCAGAAGAGGCGCAATGGGAAGGAAATCCAGAAGAGCTTTTGACATCCCTGTTCGCTTGTGTCCCCAAGGACCGGGAAACAGACACAGAGATATTCAGGGAGAGCACCGCCCAGGGATTCGGCAATACTTTTCAAGAGGACGTTTTCGCTGCTTATGCTGAAGGCCGCTACCCGTATTACCAAAAAGACGGCATAACGTATGCCTGGTCAAACCCGTTAAGCGAATGGATTTTAGTATTCATTCCGTGGTTCAGCATTGAAATTTACACAATGCCGTTTGAATCAGAGGATAAAAAAGAATCATTCTCAAAAAAGATTAACGAAAAGGTCTTTGATCCTATCGAGTTGCAATGGGTTGAGTCTGAAGCATCCAAACTTCGAAGGAAATTCAATCTAACAATTGAACAACTATACTGGAGAGACTGGACGATTGAAAACGATTGCCGAGGGTCTGTTGATAAGTTCCATCAGAACTACCCCTCAACCGTTGAAGAAGCCTTTTTGTCAACCGGGACGAACGTTTACCCCAAAGAACTATGCGACAACCTGGAAGAAAACTGTCAAGGCCCTTTAGCCGTTGGCGACTTGATGAAGTCGGCAGGTCAGACACGGATCAAGCGCAACAAGCACGGCAAGTTTAGGATATGGGAGAAACCGGATCCAAAAGGTCAATATTTTATGTGCATCGACTCAGGAGGGGGAAAGAACGAGCGCCAGAAGAAGGAGAAGAAAGACCCCGACCCGTCTTGTGTTGACGTGTGGAACCATCGCACCGGACACCAGGCGGCCCAGTGGCACGGGCATATTGAGTATGACATGATTGCCGATATTGCGGAAATGATAGGGGATATGTTCGGGAGAAAGAACTGCCCGGCCTGTGTCGAAATGATGAATCACGGCTTTACCGTCATCGCTGACCTGAAGCGCAAGAAATACCCGATGTATGAGCGATTGCCGGACGAACCGGGATGGTCAACCAATGCCAAGACAAAGCCGTTGATGGTGGATGATCTATATCGCATGGCGAGGGATGGTCAAATATATATCAAGTCAAAACAAACAGTTAGCGAAATGCGGACGTTTATCGAGGAGAACGGGAGATATAATGCGGCGTCCGGGTGTCATGATGAGAGGGTTGACACCGCTGGTATGGCATCGCAAATGTTTCAATTAATGCCGCTGCGGATAGCGGATTCCGAAACAAGTAAGGATTTTTATGGTTTCAATAACATCACGGCGCGCTATAAAACAGAACGCGACGGATACAAGGAATATTACGCAAGGGTATAAATGAAAAAAAAATACACCATCGGCGAAATAAGGGAAAAGTGGTCCGAATACAAACTGGCATTGGGTTATCGGGTGTTGGTCGATGGCCGGTGGGCAATCGTGAAAAAGCTCGACACATCTGGAGCGACCCGGGCGGAAATGATCAAGGTTAAGGACCATGTGAGTTTCCCTGAGTATTTGGAGAAATAATGCCGACCGATGACCCAAGAGGAGCCTTAGACAACCTTGTCACGCAAGCCAAGATGATGGCTGTAAGGGCAGGTCTTATCCAAGAGCAGATGATAAGATCACAGGTTGACCAGGAATACGGGACACAACCAAAATTACAGAACAACTGGATAAACAGCATAAAAGAACGGCAACCATACGAATCTGAAAGAAATTATTTTAGATCAAACCCGAACGTAGGAGGAATGGCGGCAGAGGATAATGCTGTTATATTAAACCCTTTCAGTAACCTATCACAAGAACAATGGGGAAACGAGTTTTTAAAAAGCCCTGCATTTAACACGGTTGAGAACAATGGCGATAGTTTACGCAGGGACGGAACCCCAAAGGGGCAAGGCTGGTTAGGACCACTTAAACGCCCTGACGGCAGGGTAGCAACAGAGTTATCGGTAGGAGTTGAAATAAACGGGAAAGAAACAGACATCCCCACGTTGGTTCCGACACTTGACAAGAATGAAATAGATTTCCTTCTTAATTCTGAAGTTGACCCAAAGATATGGAAAACACCGACTGGCAGTAAAATTATGAGAAAAGCATATGATCATGCCATTAAAAGAATTTCAGAGGGCAAGGGGCCATTTATAGAGGATAAATAATGCCAAAAGAGCTAACATTCACGCCATTAGCCGAAGAAGCCAACAAGGGTTACAAGCATCTGGTTGAGTATTGCCTGGAACTTGCTGGTAATATTGAGGATTCGGCATATCGTAAAAAAACGATAGAGGAAATCAAAGAATCCATCGAGGCATACGACCAGGTAGAGAAACCCACAACAGATCCATGGGAGGGCGCTTCCGCTATTCAGCTCCCATTAACTACGATATCATGCGACAATCTTGAACCGCGAATAGTGTCCGGGCTGATCGGTAAAAAGCCATATGTTGCGTTTGAGATGGAGAATAACCAGCAGAAAGACGAACCGACCGAGATATTGGAATCTTGGTTCAATGAAGAGTTGCAAGATGTTGTCGGGATAGAAACGTTTGCGGGCTCATTGGTTAATCAACTCCTAAAAGAAGGCACTGTTTATCCTATTCCTGAATATTCGTTACAGGAAGAAACCGTTAGGGATTATGTGTTTTTCGATGAAGTCATGGCTGAGATTCAGAAGCAAGTCGGCCCGAAGGTTCAAGAGGCGCAGCAAGCGGCTCAAATGGTAGCCCAGATTGACCCACAGCAAGCACAAATGATTATGGCAGGGGTGCAGCAAGAGATTGAAGCGATGAAGCCCCCACAGATCGGCGGGGTAGTCGTGGACCCGCAGACCGGCGATCCCCAAACCAAAGACACAAAAACGGTACTGTTCGAGGGCGGCAAAGCAGAACTTATACCGTTTACGGACATATTAATCCCTGATAATATTGACGACTGGGAGTCAGCGCCTATAATTAGACGTATAAGGCCGACCTATGCAGAAATCCTGCGAGATGCTGAAAATAAAAAAGGGTTTATCAGGAAAAACATCGGTCCGTGGTTGTGTGACCAAGAGGGGAGTTACGAACTGTCCCAAGACGAACAATCCCCGATACAGTCAGTTGACGGCGTAAAGGTCCAGTCTAAAAAGACAATCCCCTGTTTTGAGTGTTATGTATCGTATATTCAGCGAAAAGACGATATTGAAGACGAAAAAGAACTGAAATCCTACGATGAACAACGGGTAGTTGTACAGATAGCTGAGGAATCAAAGATAGTTTTAAGGGTTATTCCGCTTGTCGAGTTAAATTTTAAGAATGAGCATTTAATTAAACGTATCCGGCTATTCCCGCGAAATGGCAAGTCTTACGGAACATCCATTTACCAAAAGATAAAATCTATTCAAAAGGGAGCGTCAAATACATTTAACACAGCGATCAATGTTGCGGAAGTGACGATGATCCCCTGGTTTTTATTCACGGAGAGCACGGGGCTCGGAAAATACCGGGACGGGATTAAGCTATCTGCCGGGAAGGGGATCCCGGTTGACGACATCAACGGGCTGTACTTCCCGAAATTTTCAATCAATCCCGACCAGATTTTAAAATGGATAGACCTATGGGTGTCATTTTGGGAACGGTTGATTTCAATAGGTGATTTACAGGTTGGTCGGTCCGGGTCAAAGGACACGACTGCGACCGAGACAATGGCAGTTATTCAGGAAGGAAATATCAAACACAATTATCAATCAGTGTCTATACGAGCAGACTTTCTCTGTCTGGTCAGGACGATTTATGATCTGTATTATCAACACATGCCGTTAGATAAAACGTTCTTGTGGAACGGTAAAAAAGTGCCTGTTTCTCGAAGTGTTATGAGGCGCAAGCTGAATTTCAGGCTGACAGGATCTACAGATTCGTCGAATAAGCTGATTGAGAGAAAAGAGAAAGAAACGTTCTATGCTTTAACGCAAAACGATCTTTCGATAAACCCGGTTAAAAAAGCCGAAGAACTTGTAAAGGCTTATGGCCATACCGATACGACCGAATGGGTATCGCCAAACATCAAGGGTATGGTCGAAATGATCATGAAGACCCCCGGAGCAGAACAGCTTGTCATGAAAGCTATTCAGGAAGCGAAGCAGATAGCGGCGCAGGTAACGGGCAATCCGGGGCAACCTCAACAGGGGGCTGCGTAAGTGGCTGACTGGAATAATTTTTTAAGAACGGACGATTTCAGGGCGTACCGTAAAAAACAAATAGAAGCGGTGGCCGCGAATATAAAAGTAG